CCGTACCCTGTAATTCATCTTGGTTTCATCACGGAAGAAGTGGTCTTCCATAGTATTGCTTGGTGTGAGTTTATCAAAGTGCTTGTATACGTATCCCTCACGCATTAGTGGGTACACAACCCTTTCTGATAACTTATTCTTACTCTTACCCATGGCGTCTGCTACGTATCTCAGAGTCCAGAACTCCAGATCATAGACAAAGAACAAGAACTCTACCTCGGCTTTACCCAGGTTATAGTTCTGCTTTGCATCTATATACAGTTTGTGAAGGTTCTTTAGACCGTTCTCCTGGATGTACTTCTTGTCTATCTTGGAGAACTCACGGAACTTCTTCTTTCGGCTTACAGTACTTTTCGGCATATGAGTATCTTTGTTAGGTAAAAGTAATACATATGGCATCACTTAGCGGAAATAAAATTAAGGACACCTACAACTTGTTGTTGAAACTTGAATCAGCAGAGGTGTCTGCAAGCGAACAGGTAGTAGAAGATGGGGCTGGGAATGATACCGCACTCAAACTATCTACCGACACTGTAGAGACTACAGGGGATTTGAAGATATCTGGTACACCATCGACCTCAACCAGTGACGTAAAGGCTTTAATGCTCAGCACGTCTGGCGTGGTTGTAACACGTGACCTAAACACAAACCCTATTGGTACAGCATCCATCACGGCAAACTCACCACTATCCGCCACGGGTAGTACTATTGAGATAGAGGATGCAGCAAACTTAAATCAGATTACAACACCTGCGAATAATGACAAGTACCTAATCTGGGATGAAAGCGCAAGTGAGTACAAATACATTGAACAAAGTGACCTTGCCTCCGCAGTAAACTCTATACTATCGACCACACAGGAGCAATCACTCTACGCAAGACCAGATAGCGGAAGCACTATTTCATCTACTTCTCTTGCCGCAACTCAGTTTGCGGAGATTGTTGGCGACTCTGGCGCCACTGGTTCTACAAGCCAGGCCACCTCTTCGGTAATGTTTGGCTCTTCTACCAACAACTTCTTGTCAATTTCACAGGTAAGCGATCCGAGGGATAGTATATTGATTAACGAAAAAGCAGGATACTACAGGATTACAGCGTCTATTGAAATGGACTCGACTGCAAACACAGATGTAGACCTTCAGATTTACGATAGTTCAAATACAACCTCACTTGGAGATTCGTTTAGGACAGTTAAGAATGGAGAAACCTATCATGCACAATTCAGCATACTGTATTACAGCGATGGTTTAGCGGGATACAAAATACAACTCAGAGCACAGGCAGGCGCAAATGGCGTGACTCTAAGTCAAGAGAATACGTTTGTACAGGTTAAGTATCTTGGTACAAACATTACATTCTAATGACTAATAAAGACAGAACTGAGTTCTTCCAGTTGATTCGCCTCAAGTTGGATGAGATAGAAGACATCATGGAAACATACGGGGGTAGAGAGCAATTCCTTTCCTTATGGTGCTTTGGTGTGTTTGTACCAGAGACAGAAGAATCCCCAGATCGTTACGAGATGATGACAGGGATGCACATGGCAATGGAAGATGAGTTCGACCTAATGTCGAGCACTGTCAACGAATGCTTTGAAGAACATAGACAAAACCCAGATGATAGACCAGACTCTGGGACAATTGATTACTGGTTAAATAAATAAAATGGAACTCATTAGAAAAATCATCATCGGGCAAAACCCGAAGGATGCCATGGCCTACTACGTGGGTCAGCGCGCAGGAGAATCAATCATTGACTCAATAGTACTTGATGAACGCTGTTTTGTAAAACACGGAATTCGTCGTTATCTTGTATACATCTATAATGAAGACGAGGGCACTATGCTCTGGAAGACTATAGATGATATGCCAGTACTAATTGAACATGATTGTGAATTCAAATGATTGTAATTGATGACTTCGTAAAGGACTCTAATCTCTTGGCAGATATAGGGTCTAACAAAAAGGACTTTTTCTCCGACAACGGAAACTACTATTGGTGGAACGGATGGTGGAATACACCAGCAGACTCACTTAAAAAAAGGCTAATCACATACATATGGAGGGACCACTCTCCGTATCATCGTGTAGGATTAGATGGATTTGAATACTGGACTGGACAATTTGGTCCAGACGCAGGATCAGACTACCTCAACATGCACCTGGATAAAGACGAAACGCTTTGGAAAGAAACAGGTGAACTATCAAGCCCTATTATCGGAACAGTATTCTATCCCATAGAGATGGATATAGACGGAGGGTACCTGGAGATATTCTCAAGGGATACCGATCACACACCAGAAAGAATAGAAGCAAAGTATAACAGGCTAATCATTTTTGATGCAGGTGGACTTCATCACCGCGTGACGAATGTAACGAAAGGATTACGTTCCGCTATTGCTATTAACTTATGGGACAACAAACCCACAGGAAAACTCAAAACAGAATGAAATCACTACGGCACTTCTTAGTTCGTGTACCAAACGTCACTAAGAACACTATAGAGGTAAATGGTGAAACTATGTATCTGGACACCAAGTTTGATGAGTTCAATCACAGAACTATGGACGGGGAAGTTGTCGCCACTCCTGCTAAATACGAGACTGAGGTAGAAGTAGGGGATACCATGTACTTCCATCATCATGTAGTACTCGGGGGCAATCACCTTCAGATGTCTGACGAGACAACTCAGTTAGAAGAAACAAAGAAACGCGGTCAGTTCATTGACCCAGACGACGACATCTATGTCGTATACTACGACGGTAATCTCGACCCTATATCTACCCAAGCATATGCGTTCAAGAGCAAAAGAACCGGAGAGATTCGGTTACTTAGTGATTGGATTTTTCTTGTGCCAGAGGAGCAGGAGGAACCAGAAGAAGAGGAATATGAATTTGGAGACCATGTGATATACCTTCTCCCAAAGAAGGAAGAGCCATTAGAGAAGTTTGGTTATGTTAAATGGTCTTCACCCAAGTTGGAGGAACTTGGGCTTGAACCGGGAGACAAGGTGCTGATTAGAAAGAATGCTGATTACGAGATGGAAGTGGATGGAGAGAGACTATACAGAACTTTTTTGAAATCAATTCATGGGAAGGTCGAAGAAGTATAACAACATTGATACCGCAGAGCGCTTGATGCAAGCGATGCAGATTGCGATAGAGAACATGATTAACGAGATACAGAAGCCCGTGGATCAGGAACTCAGTGGCTCCCAGAGAAAAGCGGAGTTGCAGTCTATTAAGCAGACAGCGGTCGATGCAAAAGAACTAATCGTTGAAAGAGAAAGACTTGAGCAACTCATTAAAGGACTTAAGCAAGATGGAGAAATCAAAGAAGAACGAGACTACTCCGGAGGATTTGCAGAGCAATACTCCAAGTAGTCAAGTCTTCATTTACTGGGATTATTAGTACCAGTAAGCGTGGGAGTGTATAGCGGTGATGTCACAACCGTGGTGCGGACAAGATGACTGAACTGCTATACTTTCACTACTAACGCAAGAGGTTAGTAAACACACCACCACGAATAATAGAATCTTCTTCATAGTACCAGTGTTAATTTAGTGTTAAGATAGTAAAATGGCGGGACTTGTACAAATCGAAGATGACATTATAGTCAACATATGCCCTGACGAAACATCAGGCGACGTCAGTCTATACTTTGACTTACCTATACAATTCCCAAAGAAGCCTGCCGATAAGGATATACTGTTCTACGACAAACCCAAGGAAGAGCAACGCTGGGTAAGAGAGGAACTACCACAGGAACTCAGAAGGATACGTTCTATGGAGGAGTGGATGGAAATGCCAGAAGCATTCCGAAAGAAACACACCCCATACATTAGCCAAGAATATAAAAGAAGAAGAAATGGAGTATGGTTCTACAACAACGGGGTGCCTACCTACATCACAGGAAACCACTACTTTTTCCTACAGTGGTGTAAGATTGATATCGGATACCCATCGTACCTCGACTTTCAGAGGGAACTATTCGTACACCTTGAAGCCTGCGTAGCAGACCCCCGCTGTATAGGGCAGATATACGTAAAGTGTCGTCGATCTGGATACACTAATATGTCCGCTGCTGTGTTGGTAAATGAAGGCACACAGGTAAAGGAGAAACTACTGGGCATCATGTCTAAAACAGGATCGGATGCGCAGGAGAATATATTCATGAAAAAGGTGGTTCCTATTTATAAATCACTACCTTTCTTCTTTAAACCTATTCAAGATGGTACTACCAACCCCAGAATGGAGTTGGCTTTTAGGGAGCCTTCAAAACGTATTACCAAGAAGAACAAAACTTCTTCCAGAGGAGAAGCGCTTAACACAATTATTAACTGGAAGAACACCACGAACAACGCATATGACGGTGAGAAACTACACATCTTATATCTGGATGAGGCAGGTAAATGGGAGAAAGGTAATGATATACGAGAAGCCTGGAGGATACAGCGCACTTGTTTGCTTGTAGGTAGAAAAATCGTAGGCAAAGCAATGGTCGGTAGTACCGTGAACCCGCTTGATCGTGGTGGCTCTCAGTACAGAGAGATGTATTACTCCAGTGATGTTAACGACAGAAACGCAAACGGCAGGACAAAGACAGGTTTGTACGGGGTATTTATACCAGCGTACGATGCGCTTGAGGGCTTCTTCGATGTCTATGGAATGCCTGTTATAGACGACCCAGATAAACCAGTCATAGGACTGGAGGGTGAGTATATAAGCATAGGTGCAAAGACCTACTTAAAGAACGAGAGGAAGGGATTGTCTGGCGATTCCTATGAACTCAATGAGGTGATTAGGCAGTTCCCATTCACTGAGGCTGAGGCATTTAGGGATAGTGCTAAAGCATCCTTGTTTAATGTCCAAAAGATATACGAGCAGGTAGAGTATAATCAAGATTTGTTTCCATCTCCTGTTGTTGTGGGAAACTTCAACTGGGCAAACGGAGTACAAGACAGCGAGGTTGTGTTTAGTCCAGATCCCAACGGAAGATGGCGAGTAGCATGGATGCCCCCGATAGATTTAAGAAACAAAACCAAGCCAGAGAACAACTGGCTGGGATGCGCTGGTGTCGATAGTTATGACATTGACGCCACTGTAGACGGCAGGGGTTCAAAGGGTGCGTGTCATTTCTTTAACAAATTCAACATGACTCACCCCTCTAATATGTTCGTGGCAGAGTACGCATCCCGTCCTCCGCTGGCTAAGATATTCTATGAAGACATATTGATGGCTGCTAAGTTCTATGGATACCCTGTATTGATTGAGAACAATAAATACGGAATCGCAAGATACTTTGAGTCAAGAGGTTACGACCACTTCTTGTTAGATAGACCCGCTCATCTTACCTCAACATACGGAAGCAAGACCAAGACCAAGGGTATACCCTCTAATTCACGGGATGTTATCCAGGCACATGCACAGGCCATTGAATCATACATACATGCACACGTAGGTCTCAATGAAGAGACGCTTGAGTTTGGTAAGATGTACTTTGAAAGAACCCTTGAGGATTGGATTAATTTCAAGATAGATGATCGTACAAAATATGACC